GAGGGACTTTTGTAAAATCCATATTTGCTAGAGATTCTGGATTTAAAACTTGTACCTTTGTAGGCACAAAGGCTGGCAAAGCAAGCGCTGGAGCAATACGGGAGATTTGTTGGATTGCATCTACTCCACCAAAATTAACAGATTGCATTAACGCTCTATTAATTGCCGCCGCATCTCCTGTTAAAGAAATTTGTTGAAGTAGGCGGGCTAAAGTATCTGCATCTAGTTGAGATATAATCCGTGACAATTCCTGGACGGAGATTGAATTAGTTGTGCGTCGGATAGCATCTAGCAGGGCGCGAGCCATCACCTGCTCTTCGGCAGATAGTGGAACTTTAGGACCGTTTCCACGGTTGAACCTAATCCCCATGGCTTACTTCGTTTCGCTCGGTGTTGCTTTCGCATCAGGAGTTGCAGGTGCCTCTGTTGGTGCTGGCGCTTCAGGTGCAGTCGCATCTTGACCAGGCGCAGGTGGCGCACCAAAACTTGCTCCACTATGGTCCGCTTCAGGCAATCCAGCCAAGTCGCGTAGGTAGTGTTCAAGGTTTGCATCGGGTACAAGAACTCCAGCCTGAGCCAACTTAGTAACAAAATCGCCAATTTCAGTCAAATCGACATGGTTGATTTCGCCATAATTAAGTTGTGGGCAGCGACTTACATCCATACCGTTTAACTTCATCAAACGAGGGATTGCGTAAGAGTTAATTACTTCAGCAATATTTTTGGCGATTGAATCTACAGCCATTGACCACAAATCCATCTTTGTTGAGCCAAGTGCATATGAGCCAACTTTGTCTGAACCAAGAAGAATAAAGTCTGAAAGGATAGACATGGACATACGCTGGTCATAGCGCTGGATAATCTTATCTGTATCAAACTGGCGTGAACCGCCTGATGATAAAAGATTTAGGTCAAATTGTTTGTTTCCATGCTCGTCATAAAGAGTTGGGAATACAACGCCTTCTTGCTCATTGCGCTTGATAGATGTAACAATTTGTTGAACTGAAGCAAGCACAGCCTTTTGTGTATCTGATGCAGATGCAGAAAGATACTCAGGTGGCACAAATGCAACTGGCAAACCTGCTAAATCGCGCTCAATACCAATGGCTTCAATTTCTTCAATACGCTTCTTGAAATACCATGGTCGGTAAGCATTACGAAGAATAGAGCGACCTTCAGGGTTGTTTTTGTTTACACTTGTACGGAACAACATAGCCTTTTCAATTGGTATGTAATGAACACCGCCACCCGAAGGGTCTACTTGCACCATTCCATTGATGCCGCCAGTTTCGTCAATGTCCCAACGAAAGAGAGTTTCTTGAGCGCGGATTGGGAATTTACGCCAACCAATTTTCCCATCTGAATACTTTGAGCGACGAGTTCCATCTTTGGCATCTTGACCACCACGGTACTTATAAACAATTTCATGGTATGAATAGCCAAAAATAAGCATAGTTAAAATGCTTGAAAGTGTTTGGTCCCATGAGTCTGACATATCATGCAGACATTCTTCAATAAATTTTCCAACTTCCTCATCTTTAGAATTTGAAGCAGAGTCGGGTTGTAAATCTTCTTCGTAAGGGTCAATACGCCATTCAAGGCGGGTAATAACTTTTTCAATCGCATAAAGCATTGACCCAATTACTGGGTCGTTGTCTGCCATTTCGCGGTAAACTTTAGCGCCGCGAATACCGCGAAGGTTAGTAAGGAATTCTTCATAGACAGTTCCACCCGAACGGCGTAAGCCCGTCGAACCAAACTCTGTTAAATCAAGTTTCTCTGCCATGGTTCCCCGTTAATCTTTAGTGGCTAATCCAACACAAATTTTAATAGCCTGTTCTTCGTTGAATCCCGCTTTGACCAGTTCCTTAAATACTTCATGGGTTTGGATAGCAAACGAACCAAGAACAGACACGACGCTATCAACCGAGGCTGAGTAATCGTCCATCGAACGATTATAGCGTTATGTGGATTTTGCCCTTTTATTCTCCGTCTAGGACAAATTCCATAGAATTAAGCCGCATTGCAGTTAATTCTTTGGCAGATTTAAGAGCCAATGTTTTTTCGCCCATTTGTGCAAATAAACGATTTTCCAATTCTCCACCGATAGCATCAAAGCGACGGAAGAAAATATGAAATGGCAATGCTTCGTTTTGAATGTTTAATTCAATCTCAACATACTCTCGAAGAGCAATTTCGTGTGAAACATATGGTTTTGCATCTGCTGATGCAACTACTTTTGCGCCAGGGATTGAATTAACAAAGTAATCAGTCCAAGCCATTATTTTCCCCTTTCGTAAGGAAATTATTAACCCAACTATACTACATACGGGTTAAAAAGGCGCTACATCATCCTGGGAGCCAAATGGAACGCTCCATGGGTCTGCCGCTGGAGCAGACGGTGCTGAATATTGAGGGCTGGTGAGAACGCTTATCTTTGCTGTGTGGCGTTTTAAATCAGGTCCTACGCTCCATGCTGTAACTGAAATCTTTGAGCGCTTTTGACCCGTATTTTTATCTTCCCAGTTTTCCTGGACTGCTGAACCTAAAACAATTACCGACATTCCCTTCGTGAGAGACTCAGCAACATTTTCTGCTGTTTTACCCCAGCACTTTACTTCCCAAAAAGTCGTATCAGAATTTTCCCAAGTGCCATCAGGAAGTTTTGTTGATTTAGATGAAACTACTGTAAAAGTTGCTAACGCTTTTCCGTTTGGAATAAATCGGAGTTCAGGGTCAGCGGTGAGGTTGCCTGTAATTGTTAGTGTTGTCATTTTATTTATCCTATTCTTGTTGGGTCAGGCTTGGTTCTTCTATTTCTTCTTCCTCACCAACGATTAATCGGTTAGGAATTTCAGGGTCTAACTTAGCCAAAACTTTTCCATTGCGCCAGAGTTTTCCAGCAGCAATTCCGTCGTAATGGCTTTTCTTTGGTAAAACTAAATCATCACATTCTTGCCAAAATACGCAGCGAGCGCAATAAGAAAATCCTGGTTGGGCTAAATCAACTGTTGTTTGGTCAAATAGCCATGGGTCAGACTTAGCGCACGGCGCTTTATCTACGAAGTCCATTAAACCCATGTAGGAATTCTAAACTTAGGGTTGAGGGTTTTCCTGTATTGAATCCCCGCGTGTCGGAATTCCATACCTCTCTTGCATAAGTTTTTCGTAAAGGGCTTTTCTGTCTTTTTCAATTTGAATCTGGACTGTCGAATCTTTCGTTTCCAAGGTCATCATCTCCCCAAGTTTCTAATCCGTGTCGAAGTAATCCTTTGTGACGCCATTCAGGTTGCTGACTATCTGCCAAAGTTAAAGTCCAATAATCTTGTGGACCGCTTCCAAGCCATTCAGATACCAAAACCCAACCCGTACATATCGCAGGGTCAAGAAAAGCAATTCTTGCTATCTCGGCAAGAGCATCATCAATCGCGGATGGCTTTTCTTCTTTATCCATCCGCTGATACTACTCAGTACCAAAAATGCCTATGCCAAAAATTGTTTGCTTCACATGGCGTGTCGTAACGGGCTTGAACATAATCCATCCCCCGCTGAATTTGGTATTCAACAGTTGTATCTGGGTCCAATCCCAAAATCTGCGGAATTCCGCCCGCGTGTAGGCGCTCGCTATTTTGATACACGGCTTTTTTGTTATAGGCATCTGGGCGCCAATTTGATTCGCCAGTCCATAAATCAACGAGGCAATCCCATTGAGCGGGAGATTTCCAGCCATAATCATCCATCTTTGTTTTTGCATAGGTTTGAGCCGCTTCAGGAGTTCTATCAACCAATACTGGTTCAACGATTACATCCGCATGAGCAGGATTATCTCTTGGAATCTGTAATGGGTTTGTCGTTATAAGTATCGCTGTTGCTAACGCGATAGTAAACGGATTTACAAGTTTGTTTTCATAAGTGCGCAATATTCCTCCAAAGTTTGGAGCGAACATTTGTCTATCGCTGGATGCGATATTTCCTTGTTGCCAGTATCGGACTGGCTTCGCTTTTAGTTTAGGTAGTTTGCGAACCTGGCTCTAAGGTATCAGATAAACCTGACAATTTACAATATAACCTAGGTTAAGTTGAGCGTAAAATTTTAAGTGTTCCGTGGAGGCGCACACATCGCGCTGGTGAGAGAGGATAGCGCAACGGGCAATCGACTCCACGGAACTGTGGGGTACCCACGCGTATAGGGTACATCACGCTTGTATACACTTAGGCAGAAAGGTAGGACCTTCGTGTATACAAATCACTCGCTAATCAGAACGGTGACCAGCGAGTGTTGAACACCCACCGAAGTTTCATATCCTCTCAGAAGAAAGTCTGTCGGTGGGTGAACTTTGTTTAGTCGATTCGGGCATCCACTCCAGCATTGATGCCGTAACTACGAAGTACCGCGGCTGCTGCACCTGCTGCTGCACACGCTCTTTCGTAAGACTGGTCACGGCGGATACTTGGTGCGAATTCCCAGGACGCTACATCCCAACCGCCGTAGTAAGACTTTCGCCCTACACCGCGCTGCTTGAGAAGTGTGACCAAAGAACCACGCGCTGGCTTAATTACCACGGAAGCAAATCCGCAGACACCACCTTCAACAAACCAAGTCTGTTGATTTGGGTCCACATCATTTCCAAGTGGAGTTGATGGTGAACCAACAATCATTGGTGTTGGACGGCAAGCCTTGACAGCCGCTTCAGCCGCTTCTGATGCTTCGACATAAATTTCATATGCCGCTTTTGCTTTAATTGCTACTTGACTCATTTCTTGTTCCTCTCTCTCGCTTACAGGATAAGTATATCATACTGGGGTTAGTTATGCAATCTTCACAATCTTGTAACTACTTGAACTTTTTTCGACCCCAAAGCCCTCTTTGTTTAAGACTGCTTCGAATTCTTGGAAAGTCTTTTCAATCTTTTCTTCTTCGAATCCGCCGTAAACTTGAAAGTACACATTGTCGCAAAGTTGCCAAACGGAAACCCCATAAGCAATTGCTGGGTAGTAACGCGTTGTTGCATCCACATAACCGATGCCGTTTTTCTTAATTAACCCGCGAACCTTTGCAGTCGAAACGACTGGATTATTTTTTCTCATTTCATTTCCTTTCTCTTGCTTACAAGATAAGTATACACTACTGGGGTTTAATATTCAAATCCTGTTGAGCGTGTCGTTTATCGGCTTCCTCGGACAGTAGGCGCTCGCGCTCGCGGGCGCGTATACGGGCTAAGGAGGCTTCAGGGAGCCTTGAGAGCGGTTTATCTTTCATCCACGATAGAAGTATCAACCGAACCACTTTCCGCTCTCTATTGACCCCACAACGCCTCCTGCGAGCAAGATAAGTCCAAGGAGTAATAAACCCTCCAGATTATCTGCCCAACGCTGACCTTTACGGTTGAGTTTAATTCCTTTGCGCTTTAGATATTCTTCAATCATTTTGTTACCTCCTCGTAGATAACCTCAGATTCATTGCGACCCAAGAGGACCGCGATGATGCTTGACTTGGAAATCTTTTTTTCTAAGATGATTCCCTCTTCACCAAATCGATTGGCAAAGAATTTTGCTTTTCCTTTATCCAGGGACCATGACAACCCGCCCTCATTTAATCCTGGCTGGCAACCTCGATAGATTGTGACCTCTTCAGGGAGCGAGCGCAATAGTTGGTCGCCTTCTTCTCCTGATAGGTAATGGCGATTTGAACGCTTTGATGAAAGTAATTTCTTCCACACATCAAGGTTCTGCCATTGGTTCTCTGTATCGGTCCAAATTGAACTAAGCAAAGTCCAGTATTTTGTATCGGACAATTTATCTTCAATTTGAACAAATGCCTCAAGGCGATATGGGCGTTCATGCAACCAAACAAAAGAATCGTACTTTTTGTTTTCAAGAGCCTTTTGAACATCGCCCTTTTTTTGCAGGTAATAAGCGTTAGCCCAACCATTCCCAGTCATAGCAATTTGATACACAAGCGGGTGACGAAGTTGTTTCCCTAACGGTCCATCAGAGACATAGGGAATTAAATCAGGGTGCAGTTCCTCATTTGACGACATAATTTTTGCGTATTCCAGCAATTGTGCATCTATTGAACTCATGTCTACCCCTCTCTAGGTTTACAACCAAAGTTTATATTACTTGTCTTTAGAAATCAAGCCGTACTGCACCATCGCCTGGTTCGTTTCGCACGAACTGCATAAGTATCCGTACCACATCTTTTGCAGTCTGAACTGGCTCCCGCACTTTGAACATTTCATTTATCTCTCCTTTTGTTGTACTTAGTTTGGAGGATTTTAAACTGTTCGTCAAATGAAATGCCGTGCTTCTCGGCAAGATTTTGGCAAATGATTTCTGCCTTGACCTGAGCCGCAAGAATCAAATCCTTTTGGTGCTGGATTGATTCCTCTGTGTGAGCCTCACCATTGAAGTAGTGAGTAACGACCTTTGATTCAATTCTGTACTGAAGGTTATTCCATTCAGAAACCGCTGTGCGTTCTGTTCTAATAATTTCTGTGTATTTGCCATCTTTGAAGTAAAGGAATTCGCCTGACGCTGTTGGAGCGTCTGCCTTTTCCTTTGCTAACTTGGCAACCTTTTTTGCATCGCGCTCTGCCTTTGCAGCAGCCTTAGCAATTTTGTCCGCTGTCACAATTCGTGAAGGACGGTTTAAAACCTCGGCTGGAGCAGATGGGTAGCAAACTGTGCAAGCATCTTGACCAGCATCTTCCACGATGGTGTTTTCATCGTCATTGCTATATTGAACTAACCATTGGAAACGAGTTGTATCGAAGCAAGTTGAGCAATCCTGTGATTTGTGAACATGACCATTGCTATTGATTACCAAGAACGCTCTTGTCCAAGGGTCTTGGTCATAAATCTCATTGAGGTCAAGAATCTGGCAACCTACTTCAAAAATCTTTTTTCTTGCAGATTCAATCTTGCCTTCTTGCTTTGCAATTTCTTCAATGCGAGTTGGGTAATGCTTTTCGTAGAACTCTTTTGTATCAATAGCGCTTTCTAGGTCAAACAATAAATTAAAACGCTTGTAGTGCAATTCTGATAGTTCTGTATCAATTTTGACCGCGAACTCTTTAGTGACCATTTTTATCCTCTCTCTTGGATACCTGAAGTATATCCTACCTGGGTTAGAAATGCAAAATCCAGGTCAATCGTGTCGGACGGACCTGGATTTTGAGGCTAAATTTGGCTCTAAATTTAAGCCTTCTTTTTATCAACCTTAGCAAACGCCTCGTTGATTTCTGTGCCATCAAGTTTCCCGTCATTGAGGAAACTGCGGGCTAAGGCTTCCAGGACCGTAGCCGCTCCTAGACCTCCCGCGAGGAGGCAGGACTTATAGGTGTCTATGCCTACGAGAGAACCCGCGCCGATAACGCCTAGCGCTTCGGCTGCGATAACTGCAACAATCCGCATTAATACATTAAATGCTACTTTCATTCTTTATCCTTATCTCTACGGATTGGGTAAGTGGTAATCCATAGAAAAATTGAAATGATGATGGCATACCCAACCACCGTTTTTGCTGAACCAGTCAAAACAAGCCACGCAGAAAAAAGACCAACGAAAGTCCAAATCTGTTCTGCGAGGTCCTTGAGTAAACCTTTCATTAGAACCTCCTTCTTAACTGTGAAATCTGACCAACAACGATTGTTGTAATCAGAATCTTCTTTGCTTTCTTTCGAGTGATTGGTGACATATCGTTTCCGATATTGGCGAGCGCTACATAAGCATCCGCCATTGCCTGGACTGATTCACCGATTCCAGGAATATCTATATTGATTTCGATTGGTAGAACTGGCACCGCAATATCGGGCGCATTGAAAGTTGTTCCGCCTGGCTGACCAATAAATGTTTCGGTAGTTGTAATTGCGTCAGGCGGAATTGGGTCACCACTTCCAGGTGCAGGTGGAGGTGGTGTTAGTTGTCCATCTTCACCAATAACTTGAGGTTGAGTTTTAGTTCCATAGAATTCAATGCCGCCATTTTCAACTCCAGGTTTATCTTCTTGAATATGGGGTTTCAATGCTTGTGGTTCGGGCAACTTAGGAATATCATCGGGCAACGAATCAGGATTATTCGGAATTAATCCAGGAACGAGAGGCTCTGATGGCAAGTTGGAATTCGATTGGTCTGTTGGCTCTGGCAACGGCTCTGGCGGTAACGGCGCTATATCTGGGGCGTCGCTAGGTGTTGGCTCAGGTTCTAGCGCTTCTGGTTCTGGTGGGACTGGTGCGGGGTCTACTTCAGGCTGCGGCTCTTCATCGACTGGAGCGGGAGGCAAAGGTTCTTCAGCGGGAGGTGGCACGGCTTCGTCAGGATTTGGTGTTGGCTCAGGCTCGATTGCAGGTGGCTCAGGTAGAACAGAATCGGGAATCGGGTCGATGGATGGGGTCGGTGGAATAGATGGCTCAGGTGTGGGTTCAGGTGTACTCGGCGCAGGTTGCGGGTTCGGTTGCGGTTGAGGAGTCGGCTCTACGGATGGTTGAGGGCTTGGAGTCGGTGAAGGTGATGGTTCCGATGTTGGTTGAGGTATCGGAGAAGGAGTGGGACTTGGTTCCGACGGCGATGGACTTGAATCGACTGGAGGAGTTGGTTGAGGTGTTGGAGCCTCGGGAGTCGCACTTGAAGTTGGTGAAGGAGTAGGCGATGGAGATTCTGTTGGTTGTGGAGTTGGTGACGGTGTTGGTGTTGGTTCGACAGTTGGTGAAGGAGAGGGCGTTGGTGAAGGAGTTGCTGTTGAAGTTGGCGAAGGCGAAGGGGAATCGCTCGGAACAGGTTCGGGAGTTGTAACAACAGTATCGCCTGTAATGACAGGTGCTACATAAACTCTTGTAAATCCCGCTTCTTCTAAAGTAACAACTCGACCATCGGGCAATCGAACGCCTGTTCGTGTAGCCAGTCTTGCTTGTACATCTGAAAGATAAGTAATTGTTAAAGTGTTATCAGGATTAATTGCCGCGGTTACCACGATTGTAGAAAGTGGAGTTCCAGCCGCATTTGCGCCATAAGGTCGAACTGCTAAATCAACTTGGAATCCCGCTTGGCTTGAAGTAATAATTAAATGTTCATCAGCGGCTCGCCATCCAGCGGGATAACCGTTTGAAGGATTTGGATTTGCTGGGTCGAGAACTACCCAGTCATAAGCATTGACAGAAATTGATGGTGTTCGAGGAAAGTTTGCAAAATCATTATCCTGGCGCCCGAACACGATTGTTGAGTTCGTGGTTGCATAAACAGCGTTATAGGTCGTACCTTCAAAATTGATGGCATTGGGCAGCGCTACCTGATATGAGACATCATCCCCGCCGCAAGTATCTTGGACAATTACAGGAGCGGCTTCAACGGTTCCAGTATCGGTTGGATTCAGGGTTGCGGCAGCGGAGGAAGCGGTGGCTACGGATTGAGCCGTGGTCACGCAAGTCGCGTTTGCATCATCCATCGGAAATAACGCAAAACATCCGATAATGGAAAAAACGGACAAAAGCCGCAAATACTTCATGGGGAGGAATCCTCTGTCGGGGTCACCGAGGACACGATTAAACACATTGTACCAAGTGGAATAAAGTATGCTAAACTGGGGTTGTAAATGAGAGAGAGGGGATATTAATGGCACTAAATGAATTGACAGCGCAGGAGGTTTTAGCGCTTATTAATAAATTAGATAAGGCAATCTTCAAGCAATCAATTGAGAAGCAAGCCGAATACGCAAAAGCGATTGGTCGATTAATTCAACTTCACCAAAATCTAGTTAAGGAGGGTGCAAAGTGAGTAAAGTAAAAATAACCTGGAAAGCGTTTGGGGAGCAACCTGAACGGGGTCGTTTCGTGACTTCAACGGAATTTGTATATCTTTCTGAGAAGTCAGATTTGGAACTTTGTGAAGAGATTTACAAGGCTACCAACCTTCAAAGCGAACTAGCCGAATTTGGCGCGTCGCTCAGCACTATCAATTTATGGAATGAGATTGAATCAAAACTTTCTCCTTTCCGTACTCACACTTCAATCTCAGTTGGAGATGAAATTGAAATTGACGGGCAGGTTTATAACTGCGCCGATGTCGGATTTCAAAAGGTAAAGTAATAACCAACCCCCGTGGTATACTACGGGGGTCCTAGAGAGAGGAAAGCAATGTCAGAATCAATAGGTCGTCCGTTTAATGAAGATGAATTGATTGCTCAAATCGGGCGCATGAACATCTTCGCAATTTCAGGTGGTCGCGTTGGAGTCGATAAGAATGACGATGGCGAGACTATCAAAGTCGAACTTCCAGTATCCAATGGGTACCGAGTTTCTATCGGTCTTAACTGGAATGACACATGGACAGTTAGCCGCGAATTCGTTCGCGCTGGCACAGTATCCAATAAAGGCACATTAGAAAATGTCTATGCAGACCAGGTTGGCGAGGTCGCTTACCAGGCGTCTTGCTTCCGTAATGTGAAGTTTGGGGAGGTAGCAGCATGAGTAACTGGTTCGATAATCATGTAGTAATCGTGGGTGTTGGCGATGTCGATACCGATGCAATCAAAGCCGATTTAAAGGCAAAGTTAGAAGCAACACTTCAAGAGGGAGAAGGTAGCGGAGAATGACAATCAAAGAAGTAATTCTTGAAGGCTCATATTCTGAGCGAGTTGTAAAAGAGTTGCCCCGAAATACTGTTATTTACTCAATTATTCGTAGCGTTTCCCAATCGGGAATGTCTAGGAATATTGACTTTTTTGTAATTAAAGATGATAAGCCAATTTGGATTACTCCAGCATTGCGCGATATTTTAGATTACAAGCAAGATAAAAAATACGGCGCTCTGAAAGTAAACGGAACTGGAATGGATATGTGTTTTCATATCGTAAATTCCCTGGGTTATAAATTACACAATGACGGCTATTTCTTTAAGAGCGAGCGTTTGTAATTAAACCTTAATTGATATACAATGCCAGTTATAAATAAAGAGAGGAGTAAATATGGAAGATGCAATTATTGTTCACTCACCCGAGTATTCCAATTGGGTGTTTGACCCTACGCACCCTACCCAGGGGCGACGCTTTCAATTAGCGCGTAATCAATTGCTGCTCAAAGGTCAAGAATATAGATATAACATCTATGAGATTGAACCTCAGATGCCGCATACCGATGATTTGCTGCTGGTCCATGACCCGATATATGTCTACGATGTAACCGTCAAAGGTTTATCAGATGAATGGACTGGCGCTCGCCACGACTTAGGCGAATTAGCAAAGTTGTTTGTTGGTGGAACTCTTACTGCTCTCGATGAATTGCTCAATGGAACTACCAAGTTAGCAATTCACTATCCAGGCGGTAAGCACCATGCGCAATATGACTATTCAAGCGGGTTTTGCGTATTTGCTGACCTGGCTATTGCGGCGACCAAGGCTACGGCTCTTGGTCACCGAGTAGCGATATTCGATTGCGATGCACACCATGGTGACGGCACCGAGAATCTACTTCGAGATAATCCTAATGTCCTGAAGTTCTCACTTCATCAATACGGAATCTTCCCTGGTACTGGTTTGCTATCAGACTTTGATAACAAGGTCTTTAACTTTCCACTAGCAGCCGATACCGATGATGAAGGTTTGGAGTTAGGCACCATGTCGTTCATTGAAGCGGCTCGGGCTTTTAACCCCACTCTTATATTCATTGCTTGCGGTGCAGACGGATTGGCTGAGGACCCACTAACCCAATTGAATTACACAGTCACGGGTTATACCGAGGCTATGGAGCAGATTCGGTATGAATTCCCTATTACGCCTATTTTGCTCACGGGCGCGGGCGGGTACACGCCTGATTCGGGTACGCCTCAAGTATGGAGCGAGTCAGCCCTGGCTCTGATTTAAGACCCAGTACGCTTGGCGCATGACCACAATCGTCGCTGTCCAGCATCCTGACAAAGTTGTATTCGGCGCAGATAGTCAAGTAACGGCTGGAAACGGACGCGTTGCATCTCATCCTAAAATGGTGAAGATAACTGAACGCGGTCAATACATCATTGCTGGAAGTGGCGAGTGTGCGCCTTGCGATATTGCTCAACATATTTGGGAGCCACCTGTCCCTACAGAAAAAGATAAAAAAGACTTATATCATTTTATGATTGCAAAAGTTGTTCCTTCTTTAAAGATTTGTTTTAAAGATAACGACTATAAATGGGATGGCGAAGATGACGAAACTAAATTTGCTTTTTTGATTTCTATTGCGGGTGAGGTATTTGAGATAGCAGATGATTTTTCTATCAGCCTCGACGCCAAGGGGTTTTATGGGGTTGGCTCTGGTTCAAGTTACGCCATCGGTGCGCTTGCTGCTGGGGCAAAGATTCAATTGGCTTTAAAAATTGCTGCTGATAATGATGCTTACACATCCTCGCCGTTTATTTATTACACGCAAAATAAAGTTGCACCTAAACCTAAAAAGTAGTATTCTTACCCCAGTTGCAAATTGCAACGGGAGAGGAATATATGGAACAACAAAATGTAGACCAGCAATTTGATGACATCATTCGCCCAAAAGTTGTGAATCAAGTAATTAAACAAAATCGCCAGCCAGCAAAGTTTCCAGAATTGCGTTATCTCTGGGGTATTACATTGTTGGGAAGTTTTATTTTGATAGTCGTTGGTTCTGTTATCTCAACGATTATTCACGGCGCTTAAAGACTTACGATTCCATCTGGGTCGTAAACAGATAAAGCCTTAATAAAAAGCACATTGCCCAGTTCCTTAGCGTGGTGACCGCAAAAGAGTAGGTCCCCGTTAAGGAACTGAGCGCGGACTAATGCTCTTGCCGAGCATCGGTCACATCGGTCTAGTGCCGAAAATGATTGTGCTACTGAAGTGAGGCTGTCAATTGCCATTTCCACTTTTGCAACATTTCTACTCGTCCAACCAAGAAGTTTAAAACTCCCTGTTCGTTTAATTGTGTTGCAATTGCTGCTGACTTATTAAAACCTGCAAGAAGCGCATCAATACCAACTAGCAAATCAAGAGCCATTGCAATTGGGTCATGTGGGGGAACTGGCGAATCTTGAATTGTGCGCATCGCTACAAAATCCTGTAAACGATACGGTGCATAATCACCTAATTTACGGATACTTTCACCAATTGGGTCGATTGAATCTTGAAGGTCATCGTAGATTTGTTCGAAAAGAGCGTGATATTCGGTAAAATCTTGACCTTCAACATTCCAATGGTATCCGTGAGCGCGAGAATAAACACTTACATTGTCTGCAAGTAATACCTTGAGCGCGTCTGCAAGAGGCTGAGAGTTACCAACAGCCTTTTGCATTGAATATCCACCAAGAGTTACGGGCTTTGAATCTCCGTCATTAACGACGATTCCCATGTTATGCCTGTGCTTCAGACCAAGAAAGACGGGCAAGCAAATCCATTGAACCTGTACCCACATTCTGTGCGTAAATTGTTAGCACATCTGGACCATCTGGATAAACTCCAGAATCCGCTGTTGTTGTTCCGCCACCAAGAATATTATTGCCAAGGTCGCGGACTTTATCTAATTCAATAGATGCAGCCACGGCAGCAAGGAAGAATCCACCTGTAGTTTCTCCTCCATAAATCTTTGTAGAGCCACCCGCGTAATCTGCAATCTGTGCAAGAGATGAGTTTTGAGTAGCAGCCGAACCGCGAACTGCGTTAGTCCATTGTGTAGCGGTTGAAGGCGTTCCATTTAGGATTGCGGTAATCAAAAGGTTACCGCCTGTTTTTGAAGTTACATCCAAAGTGCGAAGAACCAACTGCATACGGTTGATAAGTTCGCGTGAGCCAAAAGCCGCTGGAACACCGTTATCTACAGATGGAGAAACTCGAATACTCAAGAGAGCCTTGGCATCACCCGCTGCGATAGTTGTAAATGTTGTTTGACCATAAGTAAAGAGAAGTGACTTATCATCATCAAAGCGTCCGTCCATAATCACCGATGTACCCCAATGGGCAATGCTTGGTGAGAATGAAGGGTAAGCAAGTTCTACTGCTGTAGGGGCTGTTGTAGAATATGTAAATGCTGTTGCGGCGCCCGCTCCCATAGGAGGAACTACTACGGTTGGGTTAGCAGCCGTTGCAGCCTGAGATAAAGTTAAAGTTGTTCCAACGATATTTGTAATAAATGTTCCTTCTGGGATACCACCGCTAGTTGTATCAATTACTCGTTGACCAATTTGAAGTCCAGAGTTTGAACCAACCGTTGCTGTATTTGAACCCACGGCAATAGTTAATGCAAGAGTTGCCTGACCTGCTTGAGCGCGAGTAAGACCCGTAAATGTGGTTGAAGTCTTTCCTGTGTAGTTTACGAATTCATATCCAGAAGCGGCGTTTCGTACAACAAGGGTTCCAGTTGATGGAAATAGTGAAGTGTCGGCAACCGTAAGTGAAACATCTCCCACTAAAACTCCAGCAGTTAAATATGTATATGGAGGAATTGTGTTTGTTTCATAACGACCAGGTAAGTTACCTGAACGCATATACGATTCATTATTCACATTGTTGTTTGCTAATTTGTGAGCATACATTACATCTCCGTTAGGACCTCGAACTCCCCAACGAACAAAACCTGCGCCATACCATGTGTAATCGATGTAGAACATCTGCATTTTTGTAAGGTCAATGTTATATCCAGATGAACCAGAACCATTTAATTTATCGATGTTAAACGATGTTTGATTAATTTTTGTATCAATTGTTTTAGAAACAATAACATTTGTAGCGGTTGCTCCACGATATGCAGGAGTAATCGTCATGCTTGTATCTGATGCAATATCTGTAACTCGGTAAGATTGACCACGAATAACAATAAAATCGCCAGGAGTTAATTGCTTAGCAAATGTGGTTGGAAATGTTGCGCCTGTTTGTGTAATTGTTGTTGAGCCAAGTGTTGCAGACACACGACCAGCAATTTGATAGACAGAGGAACGGCGAACAGCCCAAAGGGTTGTTCCATCAAATTCCCAAAAAAGACCGTTTTGGCTATCGAAAATACCAAGGCGGTTAATTGCGCCGTTCCAGTTAGCGATTACTGTGTAATGGTTACCAGATGCAGGAGATGTTGCTGAACCAGCCATTGTGTAAGTAAATGTATTAAATCCCGTAACAGAGGTAACTGTTGTAGTTGTATTGTAGTTAGCCTCGTTAGCGCCAGAAATTGTAATTGTGGCTCCTGGCTGAAGATTGTGCTTTTCTTTAGTCTGTACTGTTGCAGTAGTTCCCGCAGATGTAAGTGCTTCAATCTGAAATGAAGGTTTTAATACTGTTCCAGATGACATCTGGATTCCCTTGCCTGATTGATAACGGAAATAACGGCGAGTTTGGCGAATAGCCTGTTCGTTATTTGAAAGCGCGTTTGCAGAGAACATAACTCCGCCATCAAATGGGCGATGCAAGAACTGAGCCTGTGGGCGTGTGTATACATTTGCGTTAGAAGTTGTTAAACTTGAAGGGGCTGAGCCAACCACATAATATGCAAATACTGTTGGGGATGTAATTTGAGCAACAAGTTGTGAACCGTTTGGCGGGTTAGTTCCAGTAATGCCAGTAATTGCAACTTCATTACCAATGGAAAGACCGTGTGCTATTGCTGTAGTAACGGTTACCTTATTTGTTGAAACCGCAAAAGTTGCTGTTCCAGTTGCCCCAATTGATGCGCCTGAATATAAGGTCCCAACAAAAATATTTGTTTTGTTGGAGTCAAAAAGTGCAGTAAGTGCTGTTGTATTTGCAGCGCGGGCTGTATAGGTAAATGTACCCGTTCCGCCGCCTGTTTCAACAAGGAAGTTGCCGTTAGCAATAATTAAAAAAGTATCCGAAATTGTAAGCGGTGTAAAGTTTTTAGGTGCCACTCCAGCAATTGCTGAGGCAGATGAAAAAGTTGCTGTTCCTGTTAGTGTGCTTTGTACAACAAATTTAGTTGTAGATGTGACTGTGTGGATAAGCCAAGTATCGTTATAACCCAAAGTTGTTGTTACACCCGACAAAGTTACATATTGACCAGCAGAAAATCCATGAGCCGCTGCTGTTGTGACTTCAAAAAATCCAGTAAGACCTACGCTGTTAAAAGTTGCGGCAGCAATAGCGTTTGGCGTTGCTGTAACTGTATTTAGAGCAACTGTAACTGTGCGAGAGTTAGCGTTTTGGGTAATGGTGGCAATGTTTGAAAGGGCTGTTGGGTTAGGAAATGAAAATGGGCGGTTATTGATAAGTCCGACTGATTCCCATTTAGAACTCTGTGTGCCGTATTCAAAGTCGGTATCGATAAGGGATTGTGGCGATGCGGTGCGAAATTTATTTGTTGGGTCGTATAGGACTTCTGTAGGTGTAAATGTTGCACCTGCGGCGGTATTTGTGGAAATTGGCATTTATGCTCCTAAAATAATTGAAAGCCCTTTAGTGCCATTATTGTAGCAACTATTTTTTTGGGGCTTTAGAGTTCTTGTCTGTGATTGGTCCGCCGACAATCCATGCTCGGCATACTCTTCGTGATGCGCATTTAAAATCAAATGCTTCGCAATATCCTAGTTCGCCCGCTGCTTCAATTGCGTAAGCATCTTCTTTTGTACCACCCGCGGCTAATCCGCCCGTAATACATTCTTTCATTGCTGAGGTTTGAATAAACGCGGCGCAATTTCCGCAACGCTGTTTTTTAGCCTCGGCTGGAGTGACATCCCATTCTTTAGCCATCTTTGCCCAGTAGTCCGTATTTGGTTCGGCTGGGTTCAAGGGACCATAGGAGGCTGTGTCAATAGCCTTCTTTCGATGGGCAAGATTAACCTTCACATCCTGGGTCGCAGTTGGGCATGAAGCCTTCAAGAGTGCGGCGACTACTGGTGTGACGGTCATGGCATAAGGGTAGCAGTTCGAACATTTGTTCGGATAAATAGGTTTGCTTTATTAACCCCAGTAGGATATACTTAGGGTGTTCCGAGAGGGGGACATCAATGAAGAAGGAAATCAAAATCGTCGAAGAAGGTAAGGGCGTTTGGGTTGTCTATCGAGGCGCTGAATGGCTTATCAAGTTCTATGACGAAAAGGGTAAGCAACAGGCTCAATGGTATGTCCAAGATTATTTTGGTCTTGCTCAGGTTGCATAACTAACCCCAGTAGGATATAATTCAGGTGTAAGGAAGGGAGGCTGAAATGGAAAAGTGCGTAATGTGCGGAGTCCAGTTTGGTCAGTTTGAAGGTTTTGGTGAGGTTTGCCAGGGCTGCTATGTGAAGGCTTGGGAAGAGCAGTACCAGGCTATTCAAGAGGGGGGCAAATAATGGCTAAAAAAGTTTACGAGGTCGAAATCAAGGGCAAGCGTGAGAAGGCTTACTTTGCTACCAAGCAAGAGGCTGAGGCTTATGCGATAACAGCAACCGCATGGGTCGGCGGACAATATCGAATCCAAGCGATTTTTGTTGCTGAAACTGCATAATAACTAACCAAGGTATGATATACTTCAGGTATTCCAAGAGAGGGGAATCAAATGAGTAAAGTAATCATCAAGGCAACAAACCTCGGCGAA